ACCAGTTTTGCCCGCGACGCGTCCTAGTGGACCAAGTCGGCTGTCTACTGACTGTATGGAGGGTTCGATTCCCTTCGCGGGCGCCAGTTTTATAAAGTGAAAAGGATAAATTATGAAAAAGTTTTTTGATAGAGTTTTTAGCGACATGTTTGATTTTGAACACATCCTAACTCCGTTTGCTGTTGAACATATGAAACGGCGTTTTGTTCAAGGTACTTTTCAAACATACAGAATTTTTTATGTGTTTGGTATAAGAGTTGCTTTTTATGCAACTACAAAATTTGAGGTGTGATTGTGAGTAACACACCTTTGACTGAAGGTAAAACGCGAATGGCAGTAAAGCCTATTAATTATATGAAACCGTTAGGCCCTCCACCAGCAGGCGGATTTAAAAAAGGTGAAATGGTTATAATGACCGCAGGTGATAAAGTAGGAAGAAGTATACTTGAGGATTTTGTTTACAAAGTTTACGATAAAGAAACTTTTGATTACTGGCAAACGCCAAAAGGTAAAAAAGTTTGGGCGAAGACAGGAAGCGCAAAAAATGCTTGGAACTGTCAAATGGCTTACCGTTACGGTGACAAAAAGTTTAGTGAACAAGATAGATTTACTGTACATAAATTCAGTATGGTACTCGTTAAAGTTGAAGAAGAATAGTTTTATGCTCCCGTAGCCCAATTGGAAGAGGCAATGGCCTTAGAAGTCATTCAGTGTGAGTTCGAATCTCACTGGGAGTACCAGTTTTTTAATGTTGTATTATGAGGAGATTGAAAATGGCTAAACGTCAAAATCAGGCTCATCGTGTTAAGGCTCGCCGTGAAGGCGCACTTGACCGTTTGAAGCATCCTAGCGCGGATTTAGTTGCTCGGGTTGCAAAGTTCACCAATGAGCAAAGGGAGAATCATAACGCCCGTGTTGCTAGAAACATTGAAGTATTAGAAAGCAGGATTGCTTTCGCGTAAGAAGTTTATGGTGGGTCCTCGCTTGACCGTACCGATGATAAGAGCAAAGGTCTTAAATATTGTCGCCCACCAGTTTTTTAATAAAGTTGTTATTGGGGTGTGTGTAGCTTAATTGGCTAAAGCCCCAAACTGTGAATTTGAAAGATGCGGGTTCGACTCCCGTCATTCACCCCAATAACAATTTATGCTCTCGTGGTCCAACTGGCAGAGGCAACAGGTTTAAATTCTGTAAAGGTGTGGGTTCGAATCCCACCGGGAGTACCAGTTTCATAATTAAGCATAGTTTCAACAGATGTTGAAACGCTTATAAATAGTGATAAGAAGAAAGTTTTTGCCCCTTAAGCATAAATGGCGATGCAGTTGCCTTGTAAGCATCATAAGTTGGTTCGATTCCGACAAGGGGCTCCAAATTATATGTAAAACAACGTCATGCGATCTGGGATCAGATAAGTCTCCAAAACTGTTCAGCGGGGTTCGATTCCCTGGCGCGGCGCCAAACAAAAGGAACGTATATCATGGCAAAAATTAAAGAAGTAGATATGAAGATGGATGTTGTAAAACAGTTCATTGAAGACTCATCTGAGAGAAGTGCTGTGTACGTTGGTTGTGATTCAAAAGTTGCAACAAAAAGAGGTAAAAGAGTAGCGGTGTATGTTGTGGTTATTGTTGTACACAAAGACCAAAACTGCGGCGCAAAATTATTCAAGCAAGTGAGAGTATTGCCTGACTACGGAAACATGAGACAACGTCTTATGCAAGAAGTTTACATGGCAGCAGAGATTGGTCTTGAGTTAGTAGATGTAGTAGGCGAGAGACCATTTGAAATTCACTTAGACTTGAACCCAAACCCAAACGAGAAGTCGTCGGTTGTAATCAAAGAAGCAATGGGTTACATTATGGGTGTATTGGGTGTTGAAGCAAATGTGAAACCTAATTCAATTGCATCATCTTGTGCAGCAGATAGATGGGCAGTTAAGTTAGCGGGTTAAAGTTAGAGCCCTTGTGAGTCAATTGGATAACGGCAGGCCTACGAAGCTTTGCAATGGGGGTTCGAATCCCTCCCAGGGTGCCAGTTTTACAATGTAAAGTGATTAGTGAAGGGAGGATGACCGATGCCCTTGTAACATGGTCCAGGCTTTACATTGTAGATTTAATTAGTCAGTTTAAGCGCCGCTCATGACGAATAGGTAGCGCACCACGTTCGTTAAAAGAGCGACTGACAATAGGTGTCGTAGTGTGTATGAGGCGAACAAGCCATTGCACCCTCCGAAGAGTATAACTGATTATTCTATGACGTTATACGAACGGTGCCGTTAGCACGGTGATAGAATACTACGCTATGGGTTTATCGTATAAATGGCAATTACAGCGGACTCTTAATCCGTCAGATCAAGGTTCAAATCCTTGTAGACCCACCAATTTACGGACTGTGCTGGTAACCGTGGTTTGAGGTTATTAGCTTGTCCACCAGTTTTGCGTTTAAGGTGTCAGTGGTCGCACGACACGTTGCCAACGTGTAGGAATGGGTTCGATTCCCATTAGACGCTCCAAGTTTTATGCGGGTGAGTCCACAAGGTGTGGAACCAGGTTTCCAACCTGACGCGAAAGCATGGCGAGTTCGATTCTCGTCACCCGCTCCAGTTTGAAGTTATGGAAAACGGAGAAGATAAAAAGGAGAAGTGTAAAGAAACAATTATGGTTAATTGTTCACTCATTGATTTGAGGGTAGATACCGAGGAAATCAAAATAACGCCAGAAGATACATTTTTTGGCATAATTTTAAAAAGCAAAAACCTTAAAACGAGGTTTACATTTATTGTTGTTGTTATTGTTTTAATATTAATATTATGAAAAGGGTTTTATATGATTACGCGAAAGACAGGCGATTTGTTATCCGTAACTGAAGGTTTTATTGTTCATGGTTGCAATGCTCGAGGCATCATGGGTTCAGGTGTAGCGTTACAAATACGTCGTAGATATCCTGAGGCATTCAGGGGATATTATGAGTATGTGAAAAGAGTTGAAAATTACAATGCTCGTTTAGGTGATGCAGGTAATATTAAACTGGCAGGCAAAGTTATTAATCATTTTGTTGATAAGAAGCTTGTCATTGTAAACGCAATAACGCAGGATAGTTTTGGTAGAGATCCTAATGTTATATATGTAGACTATGACGCTGTAAGAGAAAGTTTCAAAGTTCTTAATGGTATGTTACAAGCTCGTAGAAATAACGATGAATACGAAAAGATTAAGAAGGTTGTTAATTTCCCATTGATTGGTTGTGGTTTGGCTAATGGAGATTGGGAAATTGTAAGAGATATCATTGATGAAGAATTAGATGATGATATTGAAAAAGTTTTGTGGATTTGGGAAGGATAAGAATTATAGGGCTGTAGGAAAACTGGCTAACCCCAACAGGCTTTGAACCTGTCGTCGAAAGACATTGTGAGTTCGAATCTCACCTGCCCTTCCAATTTATATACAAGTGGAGTTATTATGAGTAAACGATCACAAGGTTTAGGTTTAATTTTAGGTGTTGTAGCAGTATCAATTTTATTAGGTGTAACTTATGCTAGTAAAGAGGTAAGTGAATTAGACTATAATATCATAAGACACCAAATAAATTTTAAATGTCCTGATACTGAGAAAGATGTAAAAAGATTTTTGGCGAATGACGACATTATAGATGAAGTTGAAATGTCTATGTATGAAGAGATTTGTGATCAAGAAGAAGTTGATAAATCAAAAGAAAGATTAATTGATTATATGAATTAATGCTCCTGTAGCCCAATTGGCAGAGGCGGTGTCTTCAAACGGCATTTATGTGTGGGTTCGAATCCCATTGGGAGTACCATTTTAAAAGAGCTAAATATCATTATGAAAGATGCAAAAGTTTCAGTAAACTACGAATGTAATCATTGTGAAGGGTCTGGCAAAAATGGCAAGACTGTAGAAGAAGCAATGGAGTACGAAAGAAATATGCCGCTCGGCGGTGTCATAACAATGGGAGCTCCACCAGATTGTTATGATGCAAAGCTAACAAGAATCATGCAATGCCCCATCTGTTCTGGAAGTGGCAGGCTCACAAAATTTATTCCCCTTCATGTATTACTCTCAGGAAAACAAATATGAAATTAAAGATTAAAATGATATACGGGATTGTACCTGTCCCAGTATTTTATGTAGAGAACATAGGTAAAGAAGAATTCCCAGCAGGACGATCATATGGCCTATGGGTACTGATCAAAAATAAATATGAAACAGACACAGGTTTACTCGCACACGAATTAGTACACTGCGAACAATTTTGGAAGCCACCTTTTATACGAGGCTTATTTTATAAATTTCATAAACCAACAAAATATCAAATGGAACTCGAGGCGTATATTGTTCAACTAGAACATGTTACAGGCCTCGATAATTATTTAAGGCTCGTGGATAAGTTTGCATGGTTTATCACAAATAGGTATAACCTTGATGTAGATATTCATAAAGTCAAAGAGGATTTATTAAATAAATGAAAGGATCAGAATCAACATCTAAAGAGATGCCTGAAATAGTTGAATTGAGAAGAATGATTAAGGAAGTGTCTGACAAAAATCTCGCGCCTGTTAAAAAGGCAATGGAGCATTTGAAGAATATCATCAAGACAACAAGTCAGTTGAATGTTGTTTGCTACAATCTCAGCCACAACAATTGTCCTTGGTGGATGCGTCCTTGGCTGCATATTCAAAGGATCATCCTCACCAGAAAACTAAAGAAAATCGCTCAAATCAAATGAGCCGCAGGGAGAGCATTTCTCAGCCACTTTGATAAACACCTGGTCGCAGTGCATTGGAGCCCTTATACGACGCGCTAAGAATCAACCACAAACAAGCCAATTCTGGCTAATACCCACACAAAAATTAATTTTCTAACTCTTTTGCCTTTTTCCTTGATTAATGGTTCTCATGTGCCATACTTAGTGTATACAAAATTTAATAATGATTAGGAAATATATAATGCTAAAATATGAAGATTTGTTTAAAATAGGTGATACCATCCGTGCGTATGACTTTGAGCCTATTGATGATAGGCCTGAGATGTATGTTGAAGGTGTCATTGTTGGTATCCATGATGAGGAATTTAAAGGCTATATCCTTGACGTTAAAGTGGATACTGTTTTTATTGAGCGTCCCAGACTTGAAGTGGTTGCTCCAATGGAAATTTCATTTATGGAATTTGTTGGCCGTTTACGGAAGGTTACACCAGCGGTTAATTTACCAGGATTTGAAAAGAATCCGTTAGATGACTTCCCAAGCATTAGAGGACTTTAATTATGAATGGATTTGAAATGTTATTTTGTGGTATATTATTAGGTGTTGCTCTTGCAGTTATGGGAGACAACATTGAACCTTACCTGAAAAAGATTAAAGTTTGGTTAAAGGTAAACAAATGGCTGAAATAAGAAAATACGGTGTTGTGTGGAAATGGGGCATCGTCCCTGACGAAGAGTTTGTCATCCGCGCAATGGAGAAAGGCTTTGATGCTAAAGTGTTAAGCTGGACTTGGGATAACGAACAAGATCGTGATGTTGTTATCTTCATTACAATAGAAACAAAATGGTCACTTGCTGAAATGCAGGCGGCTGTAAATCCTTTATATTGGGAAATTAGCGAGGTTCATTAATATGGGTGTTGAAGAATTATTTTTTGCTTATTGGGATTGGTATTTGTTAGTAGGATTTTTTGTTACTATTTGGTTTTTCCTATTGACCACTGATATCCCATCGCTTCGCTCCAAAACATACGGTCCTGGTATTTATGTAATGGCAGGTGCGATTGTTTGGTTGATGTGGCCTGCAGTTATCATATATAGGTATTCAAAATGATAATCTATTTACATGGATTCAATAGTTCAGGTAATACTGCAAATACTGAATTGTTGAAGAAAGACCTTGCTCAATACGATATTGAATTGGTTGCTCCTAAAGATTATGCACCATATAGTCCAAGGGTTGCTGTTGATAAAATCTCAAAGCTAATCGAAAAATACATGGACATGGGTGAAGAACCTATTATCATGGGCTCATCCTTAGGTGGTTATTATGCAAGGTTTGTGGCAGATATATATGGCTTGAAATGTATCCTTGTCAATCCTTCACTAAATCCTAAAGAAACGCTAAAAGGTAAAATTGGTGAGAACACCAATTTTGTCACAGGAGAGAAATACTTATTAACAGAGCGCAACTTAAACATCCTTGAGGCAAACTTTAATATGAAAGGAAGTTTTAGTGGTGAAGGTACGCTTGTATTATTGAATGAAGGAGACGAGGTTATAGATCACAATATCGCCGTTAAGGAATTTTGGTCTGATGGTAAAGTTATTGTTTATCCGGGTGGTGAACATAGGTTTAATTTCACACCAACTGTTACCGCTGAGATTGTTAAATTTTATAATATAATGTGGGGTTAATATGACTGCTTTCGCAAAAGACAACACAAGTATAGACCAGGAAATTGAATGGCTCCGTGAGGAGATTGACCAAGATCAATTTATACTTGATACTGGACCTATATCACCTTTTCATACTCAGCGGATTATGGAAAACGAACTTAAACTAAACCAACTGCTTGAGGTACAAAAAACGTGCTAGAATTTATACAAAATTATTGGGATTGGTACCTTGGGTTTTCAGTTATTTTTGGAATTGCAGGAGCGTTCAATTTTGGAAGTAAGGAAGAAGAAGTTAATAAACATGTTATCACGGCGATTATATTTGGTTTAATTTGGCCTGTGGTGGTTGCTTCACGAATCCTTGGAGATGAATGATGGGACTTAAACTTGTAGACTTTGAATTAAGCGACAAATATATGACTGAGGGGCGCAATTTCGTCAAACAAACGAAAGCACCTATTCAAGATGTAAAACGCATTGTTATTGTTGGGATTGCTGAATACCTAGCAAACAAAGATGGATACACTATTTACGAATCTTGTGAGGGCGAATAATGCAACAGGTAATAATTGATAAAGCTAGAATGAACATGACAAGATGCTCTCATGACGCTTGTAAGTTTAGTAAAGATTGCGCTCGTTATGTCCCACAAGCATCGGTTGGAAATGAAGACCGTTTGACTGTTTATTATGTGAGGACTCCTAAGCTAAAAGAAAACGGTGAGTGTTCATGTATTCTACCACACAACGCAAAAGAAGATCTGAGACGTTATGAAGCTAGAATATAACACCGCTAAAAAGTTACGTTGGATTCCTTATGTAGGAATTATTCCTTGTATGATCGTTGAGATCATGGACGAGGACGAAGCAAAAGAGAATAAGGTGTTGTGGTTAAAATTATTCGCATTTAGAGCAACCCATATTGCAATTATTGTTATGAGTTTGTTCTATATATTTAAGTGGAGTGTAACGTCATGAGAAAAATGTCTGACACATTAGTACTCGCGCACTATTACACAATTCCTGAGGTTCAGGAAATGGCTGACTTCGTCGGTGATAGTTTAGAGTTGTCGCGCAAGGCGGCTGAAATTAAACCTAAACGTATTGTGTTCGCTGGTGTTCGCTTCATGGCTGAAACTGCCAAGATCCTTTCACCAAAGTCAGAAGTTATCATTCCTGATATAGAATCAACTTGTTCCTTAGTTGAAGATACTGACTCAATTATTTTAGCCCACTGGGTAGCTAATCACCGCAGATACCAAAAAGCAGAGTTTGGTAAAGACACCACCCACATAATGTATATCAATTCATCTGCAGAGATGAAGGCACTGGCGGATATTATTGTTACATCTGCAAACGTTGAAGACGTTGTCCGTGGTGAAATTGAAAAAGGTAATAGTGTATTTTTCAGTCCTGACTACAATATGGGAAGGTATTTGAATAAGACCAATGGTTGGGATATGGGATTGTGGAACGCTGTTTGTGAAGTTCACGATAAATTCAAAGCCGAAGAGATAGATTTTGCTATGAAGGGTTGGACTGACGGACCTAAGTTTTTACTCGCTCACCCTGAGAGCCCGCTGCCAGTATTAGAAAAAGCAGATCTCGTTGGCTCAACTTCTAAAATGCTCAAGTGGGTTGAGGACTATCCTCACAAAATAGCAACGATATTTGTTGCAACTGAGGACGGTTTGCTGTATAATATGCGTAAATTGCGGCCAGAGCTTGATATACGCCAGGCGCCAACATATAGTGGATGTCAGTGTAACTCGTGTCCTTATATGAAGATGAATACTGTTGAACTGGTGAAAGCATCTATAGAAGGAACTGCAGGACAGGAGATTGATTACTTGTCAAGTAAAGAGATTAAGAAAGCTCGTAAACCACTAGATAGGATGTTGAATTATGTTTGATGCGATTATAGGTTTAGGAATCATTGTTTGTTTATTCACAGGCTTTGGTTTTTGGGTTTACATGGGATATAAATTTATTGTATTTATTGTTCGTAATATAGGAAGGGATTGGTAAGTATGACACCAATTAAATATAAATTTGCTCCCCACGAAGTCCGTGAAATGCGCGACGAGACTGGCTGTGGGTTGATGGAGTGTAAAAGAAAACTCCAGAGAAAGGAACTTGAAGAGATGCTTCAAAGACCTTGCTCAGAAGAAAAGCTTAGACGCATTGTACTAGAAATGTTTAGAGTGTTCGTTCACTATGACTGAGTTTATTAGAAAATTATTCAGACGTAAATGTCCTCATATAAATGTTGTTATCAAAACACAACACCCAATTACATACACTCCACAAACTGGAGTCTGTACAAATTGTGGTAGATATGTGAGAGCTAAACTTATATGGGAAAGTAAACCTTAATGGCTAAATCAATAGAACAAACATACCAGAAACTCACTGACATAGAACACGTCCTATTAAGACCAGGACGTTATCTAGGTTCAATCAGTCCACATACAGCTCTTACGTGGGTTGTGGATGATGGTGAAATGGTTAAGCGTGAAACAACATGGAATCCTGCATTACTAAAAATGTTTGATGAAATTGTTTCTAACAGTGTTGATGAATCAAAACTGAATAAGAAGCTTGACACCATTAAAATCTATGTTGATGTAGAGAATGGTAAAATCACAATTGAGGACAACGGTGGTATTCCTGTTAAGATTCACAAAGAACATAATCAATATGTTCCTGAGATGATATTTGGCGAGCTTCGTGCTGGTTCAAACTTTGACGATAATGAAGATTCATTTGGTACAGGTCAAAACGGTGAAGGTGCTTCACTGACTAACATATTCGCCACGAAGTTTTATGTTGATACGGCTGACGGTAAGAAACGTTTTGTGCAAAAGTTCAAGAACAATATGCACGACAAGACAGTTCCTGAAATCACAAAAGACAAACGCCGATACACAAAGATCACCTACTTCCCTGACTTGGAGAGACTTGGTCTTACTGCCTTAGATGGTGGTAACTATGAAAAGCTGGTAAAACGCGTCTATGACATTGCTGGGTGTAATCCTACGCTAAGGGTCACATTGAATGGTAAGTTAATTAAGATCAAATCATTCAAAGACTATGTTTCATTATATACCAAGGATTTTGTATTCGACGAAACTGAAAATTGGAAGGTGGGTGTTGCACACTCCGACGATGGTTTTCAAACGGTGTCATTTGTTAATGGTACTGAAACAACCTTAGGTGGAACACATATAACTTATGTAATCACACAAATTCAAGATAAGATCCGTGAGTATCTTAAGAAGAAGTATAAGCAAGATGTACGCCCTGCGGATATTAGGAACCACATTACTTTGTTCGTAGACGCAAGCATTGTTAACCCACGCTACTCGTCACAAACTAAAGAAGACCTTATTACAGAGGCTAAAGATTACAAAACAGAATATAAAGTTCCTGATAAAGTAATCAACAAGATTTTAAAGTCAGACATTATTGAATCTGTTATTGAGTGGATTGAAGCAAAGAAACTAATGGCTGAAAGAGCAGCCTTGAAGAAGGCATCAAAAACAAAACGTAAAAATGTCAGCTCGCATCGTAAGGCGAATGGTAAAAACCGCGAGGACTGCATTTTGTTTTTGACCGAAGGTGACTCAGCCATAAACAACTTTGTTAATGTTCGTAACTCAGACATTCATGGTGGATTTCCTTTAAGAGGTAAACCTAAGAATATATCAGAGATGAAGCTTACAGACATTTTGAAAAACGTAGAGCTTTCAAACGTCATGGATATAATTGGGCTGAACCTTGGTGAAAAGGCTGAGGATTTGAATTATGGCAAGATTGCAATTATGGCAGATGCTGACGAAGACGGCAAATCAATCACTGCATTGATGATCAACTTCTTCGCCTTATGGCCTGACTTGTTTAAGGATAAAAGAATCTATATCCTTAAAAGCCCTATTGTTATTGCTACAAAAGGCAAAAAGTCCAAGTGGTTTTACAATATGGAAAAATATTTGAAATATAAGGAAGAAGAAGTAGACACGACGTGGCAAATCAAGTATAATAAAGGACTTGGTGGGTTGTCACTTGAGGAATATAGGAAAATGGTCAATCAGCCACTTCTTGAAGAAGTGATACTTGACAAAAACGCTAAGAAACAATTAAAGACAGCATTTGGTAAAGATGCGTCCTTGCGTAAAACATGGTTAATGGAATAGGAAAATAGAATGAGAGATTTAGTATTATTACGCGGTGTACCAGGATCGAAAAAATCATCTTGGGTTAATGCAATGGGATTAGAGCCATTCACTTTATCATCAGATAATATCCGCTTGATGTTTAGAGCGCCACAAACAACACTTCGTGGACGCACAATATCTGGCGAAGATAATAAGAAAGTATGGGCATTGCTTCATACATTGCTAGAGCATAGAATGGAAAACGGCGATACAACTATTGTCGATGCAACCCATACAAACCCAGCTAATTTTGATACATACATTAGGCTTGCTAAGAAGTACCGATACAAAATTTATGTGTTAGACTTCCCTATTGAATTGAACGAAGCGAAAGCATTGAATAGAATGCGAGACACTTATAAATGGGTTCCTGAGGAAGTCATTGAGAAAATGCACACAGAGCTAAACAAGCCACTACCTAAGTTTGTCACAAAGATAGACTTTGATATGTTTAACGCTTTGTTTGCTCCACTTGCATTAGACATGACAAATTCTTATGATAAGATTCACTTCATTGGTGACCTTCAAGGTTGTTTATCTCCACTAACAGCGTGGATTGATAAGAATGGTGGACTACATGCAAACGAACTTTATGTGTTCACTGGTGATCTTATTGATCGTGGTATTGAAAACGATAAGGTAGTGGAGTTCATGTTGTCAATTTGCAAGATGCCTAACGTCAAGCTTATTTGGGGTAACCATGAACAATGGTTATGGAACTGGTCTATTGACGATGGTTTCTTACCAACAGAATTCACTAGCAACACATTGCCTCAACTTATAGAAGCTGGTATTTCAAAGACAATGGTTAAAGAGATGTTAGAGTTGTTTGACGACGTTGCATGGCTTAAACACCACGATGATTTTATTTTCGTATCCCATGCAGGTGTGTCTCACTTATCAACTAACTTTAAATACATGTCGTCAAAACAGTTTATTAAGGGAGTGGGGCCTTACGCTACTGACATTGATACAATATTCACTGAGAACCTACAAGACAATGAGAAAAAGATCTTTCAAGTACATGGACATAGAAACGCGTCTAAGGTACTTGTGAGAGCGTCAGATAACTCGTTCAACCTTGAAGGTGAAATTGAATTTGGTGGGGCATTGAGAATCCTTACTCATGATGATAAAGGTTTCATGCCTACTACAATCAAGAACAACATATACAACAAGTTCCGTAAACCAAGAGCAGCAAGGAAACCTAAAAAATAATGAGTCTTAGTTATCAAGTTATTTCTGAGGAAGGAAAAATGTTAGCCTTACCTAAGTGGAAGAATACAAACCACGAAGACAATGTAGCTCTAATGGATCTAATGAGGAGAACTCAGTGGATCAATGAAAGAGAGTTCGACAATGTTTCGTCATTTGCCTTTCATAGGAAAGTGTTCTATAACGCATGGTGGAATAAGGCAACTACAAAAGCTCGTGGCTTGTTCATGAATAACAAGACAGGTGATATTGTATCTCGCTCATATGATAAGTTCTTTAATATTGGAGAGCGTAAGGAAACTAATCCTCACCACATTGAAAAGACATTGAAATTTCCTTTGAAAGTTTACATGAAGGAAAATGGCTACCTTGGGATTGTTGGTTACGATGAAGAAAAGGATGAAATATTTATTTCGTCAAAATCTTCAAAGGAAGGCCCATTTGCAGATCATTTTGAATACATGTTTAACAAGCACCTTGACACTAAAGGTATAAGGGCTGAGGTTGAGTCATATTTAAAATATGGTAAATGCTCATTTGTTTTTGAAGTTATAGATCCAGTGTTTGATCCACATATGATTAAATACAAAGAACCAGGATTGGTCTTGCTTGATATTGTAAATAGAAATGCTATATTTGAGAAGCTTGATTATACTGATTTATTAGAAGCTGCTCATTACTTCAAATTATTTTATAAAATTAAAACTGTAATAATTCCTAACTTTAAATCATTTGAGGAATGGCATTGTCTTGTCGCTAAGGATATGAACAACCATACTGAAGGCGCAGTGATTGAGGCTGCCGATGGGTTCATGTTTAAAGTTAAGTATCCTTATTATGCCTTTTGGAAGTACATGAGATCATGTAAAGATAAAATTAGATCACATAGAGTAAAAGGTAAACCAAAACCTCAATTTCAATATGGTGACAATGAAGGTATGGAAGAGTTTATCACATGGGCATTTGAACAATCAGATGCAACACTTGAATTAGATATAATTCAGTTAAGGGAGATGTATGCCAACAAAGGTTAAATACCAATTTTATAAGGTGTTCACTGAAGAAGCAACTTTTAATATTGACGACAAGCCTAAGATTGAGGCTCATGTTAGGAAACAGATTGAAGATAGAAACCATCCTGACGAAGATAAAAATTACATTTTGAAGTCTATTGAATTTATTAATGATGATAAGGTGAAATTTGATGAAAGCGACTAATTCTAAAATGGCAGGTGCTGTAACAGTTTCTGATTTTATTGACGGCCCTTATAAAGACTACTCAAAGTACGTTCTATATAATAGAGCTATTCCTAATTTGATTGATGGTTTAAAGCCGTCACAAAGGAAGATAGTGTACACTGCAACAAGAGTTGCAAACGGTAAAACAATCAAAACCGCATCCTTAGGTGGTGATGTAATAAGCAAGGCCAATTACCACCACGGTGACGCTTCCCTCAATGCCGCTATCACAGGCATGGCCCAGACGTTCAATAACAACTTACCTTTGTTATTGGGCGAGGGTTCTTTTGGTTCACGGTTGGTGCCTGAGGCATCAGCCGCACGTTACACGTCCGTCAAGCTTAATGAGAATTTCAGTAAATATTTTATTGACAATGACATTTTAAAACCTTCACCAGACCCTGAGGATCCTGAGCCACAAACATATTTACCTATAATCCCATGGGTGTTAGTGAATGGTGTTCGTGGCATTGCGGTAGGTTTTGCAACTGAAATACAACCGCGTGATCCTAAGCTCTTGGTTAAGGTGTGTAAGGATTATATTGCAGGTAAGAATATTGATAAGGTAGAGTTACCACCTTATTACGAAAGCTTTTATGGTACAATTCAAAAGAATGACAAAGACCAATGGGAATGTATTGGTAGTTATACGCAGGCTGGATTAAAACTGCGTATAACAGAAGTACCGTTAGGCTATGACATTGAGAAGTATGTCGCAATACTTGATAAGCTACAGAGCGAAGGTAAAATAGCTTGTTACACTGAAGACAATAAAACTAAGAGTGGCTTTGATTTTCATGTTACATTAAAACGTGGCTCTAAGCTAACCAAGAATAAGATCATTACAATGTTCAAGCTTCGCAAGACATTGAATGAGAACCTTACAGTCATTGATGAAAATGGTAATTTGAAAATATTTGATAATCCCGTAGACATGGTCAAACAGTTTTGCGACTATAGACTATTACAATACCAGGCTCGTTACGAATGGTACGGAGAACGCGATCAAGATAAGCTGCATTTATTACAAGACAAGAGATGCTTCATTAACATGGTCTTGAATGGTACAGTTGATCTTAAAACAACTTCCGCTAAAAAACTAAGAGCATTGCTTGATGGTAAAGGATTTATATACATTGAAGAATGTATAAGGATGCCAATATACAAGTTCTGTCAAGATGAAGTTGATGCTCTTAAAGATACACAAAAAGCATTAACCGTCGCCATTAAAAAGTGGGAAACAATGAATCACAAGAAAGCGTTTATGGAGGATTTGAATAAATGTTAAGTCCTAGTGGAAAAATTGAATGGTCTTGTTGTTTTTGCAACTCCCTTAGTATTAAGAAAGAACGCTACGGTCCTATGGGTCAACAAAACGTAGGCTATTGTAGTGACTGTAAAGGTTGGTGGCCTTGGTCAATGAGACTTAAATTGAGTTTTAAAGGTGATCAAAAAAGAATGGACCTTGAGGCAAGAGACATTGCAATACATGAATAGACGAGAATTTATAACACGAATAGCCCAAGGCACTTTGTTCATATCAATGCCTAAGATAACACTCTTAGCAGGTGTGTTTCCTGATAACGATAGCGGCGTGTTGGCGTATGATAATGGAAAACCTAATCATGACGCCGTTGTAGGATCATTATATTTACAAACAGACATACCTGCACATTTGTGGGTTAAAACTGACGAAGCATGGAGACCGTTGAAATGACAGAATTAAGAGCTTACTTTTTTGGCAATATGTATTTGTCTTCAATACAGCAAGGCATCCAAGCCGCACATGTTGTAGGTAATATGGCTACTCGTTATTGGGGCATGGAACACAATGCTGGTGGGATGTTTCATGAGTGGGCAGAGAACCATGAAACTATTATTTTATTAAATGGTGGTTATGCAGAGAACATATATGACCTTAACAGGTTCTTTGATGAAGGTGAACATGCTTACCCATACGAAATGTTTAATGAAAGTAAACAAGCGTTAGACGGTGCTGTAACATGCACAGGTATTATCCTACCAGAGAAGATTTATGAAGGCGCTAAGGTGATGCGTAAACTTAGTAAACAATCTTGGCAGTATACTCTGTTTTCTGACAAACGTATCCTACGTGTTTATTTAGGGGACAATGATGAAGAGAAAATTAAATATACAGAGTGGGAAGTTGAATTAATGCAAAGGCTTAATAGATTTAGGTTGGCAATATGAGTATTCTTAAAAAACTAAGAAGTAGTATTAATCATGCCTTAGAAACAAAGCATATTAAATATGCAGATGTAATGGTAGATGCTATCAAGGAGATTGGTATTTTACATGCGGCATTTGAACATGATTTTCAACAAGGCCCTATGGGCAATCTAAAATGTGACTTATGCACTTTTACTAAGGAGCACGAAATTCATGAGCATTAACGCATCGTTGAGATTGTTCATACCAAAAGTTGGAATGGCTGTATTGCAGACTAGAGAAATTGAACAGGTGATTGACCTTAGAGACGGTTACGGTGGACAAGATATAATTTGGAGTGATTGGGAAGATGTGCCAGTAGTGCGCGAGGGTGATAATGACGAACAAAATTAGGTCAATGGATTGGGACCGTATACAAAATATTGCGACCAGCCTCGTTGAAAACAATTATTTTAAGGACATAGAGTATGTCTTAGCCATTGCCGAAGGTGGTATTCAATTCGCACACATGATAGCCGCAGGATTAGGCGTACCAAGATTTAATGTTGTGTATTCATCTAAGATGGGTAATGGCGGCGGCAAAAAACGTCCTTACTTCCCAACGTTTAGATACCGTAACATTTTATTAGTTGATGATATTATAGATACAGGACATACAATAAAAGATGTACATGATCACTACTCTTTAAAAGGTAATAAGATAACAACATGCGTTTTATATTTCAACGATGACAATGAGGCTCGGGTAGGCCACGACCGTTGCGGTCAAATTTATTATTCAGAAGAACTAAACAAAAACTATAAACCGTGGATAGTGTTTCCGTGGGAAGACGAATGGGACTATACAAAATGATATTAGTAGACTTTAGTCAAGTAATTATTTCTAACTTAATGCAATCAATAAAACAAATTGATAAGGTTGATGAAGACTTCCTTAGGCATATGATATTCAACTCTATCCGTTATTACAAGAGCAAGTTCAAAAACAAGTACGGTGAGAAGGTGGTGATATGCTGTGACTCTAGACATTACTGGAGGAAAGACGTATTCCCTCATTACAAAGCCAGCCGTAAGAAGGGTCGTGAAGATAGTGGCCTTGATTGGAACGAAATATTTGGTATTTTGAATCAAGTCAAAGCAGGCATGAAAGAACACTCACCTTACATTGTCCTTGAGGTTGATGGTTGCGAGGCAGATGATATAATTGGCGTGTTGGCTAAAACACAACATACCGAAGGCCCAATCATGATTGTCTCAGGTGATAAGGACTTTAAACAATTACAGCGATTCAAGAATGTCAGTCAGTTTAGCCCAGTGATGAAGAAGATGCTCGTTGAGAAGAATCCAAAACGCTATCTCATAGAGCACATTATGCGCGGTGACGGTGGTGATGGTATTCCCAACTTCCTTTCACCAGCAGATTCTTTTGTCACAGGAACCAGACAGAAAGCCCTTGCTAAGAAAAAGGTTGATAAATGGGTCGAACAGAACCCAACTATGTTCTGTAATGACTTTATGCTCCATAGGTATAAAGAAAATGAGAAATTAGTGGATTTGGCCTTTACACCAGACCGCTACCGTGATATAATACTGACTGAATACGGAAATGGGGCCCTTGGTAATAAAGGTAAATTACTGTCCTATTTCATGAAGAACGGCATGCGTTATTTAATTGACAAAATTGAGGAGTTTTAAAAATGGCAAGAGTACATATATCAAAGATCTTTGAAGAGCTTGAGCATACCTCAGGTCGTAACGATAAGATTGCGATACTGAAACGTGAAAGGGATAAGAATAACACAATACTAAAAGACGTCTTCAGGGCAGCATTAGACCCATTCAAAGTTTATGGTATCAAGAAAATCCCTGATTATAAATCAAGCGGCCGTGGATCAAATATCAATCTATTGAAGGCTATCAAAATGCTTGACGGTTTTCATGACCGTGTCTACACAGGCAATAGAGCTACCAATCAACTACAATTCATTCTTGAAAATCTAGCAGATGATGAAGGGTTTGTCATTGAACGTATTATAGGTCGTGATATGAAGGTGGGTGTACTTGCCAGCACTGTTAATAAGGTGTGGCCTAAGTTAATTCCTGTTTACCCTGTTATGCTATGTTCGGCGTATGACGAAAAAGCAATTAAAAAAATCACCTATCCTGGTGTAGTTCAACAAAAATGTGACGGAATGCGCGTCAACTTTATTATCGAAAACGGTAAGATGGATGTACGTTCAAGAAATGGTAAACCAATTGACCTTCACGGTCATATGTCTCGCCAGTTTGCTAAAATGTCAGCAGGTAATAATTTCATGTATGATGGTGAATTACTTGTCCTATCAGAAGATGGTAAATCTTACTTATCACGTAAGAAAGGTAATGGCATTATAAACAAAGCAATGAAAGGAACGTTGCCTGTTGAACAGATCAAACGTGTTGTTGTTGTGTTATGGGACGTTATAGACTTAGCATCATTTCATGCGGGAATTGAAGATGCACATTATAGCACAAGATGGAAATTCTTACAGTCAATTCAAAGTAAATTGAAAAGTGATCTTGTTAGGCTTGTTCCTACTCAAGAAGTACATAACATAGATGAAGCTTATGATTTTTACATGGACATCATCCGAGATGGTGGTGAAGGTGCTATCCTTAAAAACTGGGCTAGCCCATGGGAAAACAAACGAAGCAAGCATCAAATCAAAATGAAGGTTGAGGATGAATGTGACCTAAAAATAGTATCCCTCGTGGAAGGCGAGGGGAAACATGCGGGAAAGTTGGGAAGCTTTGCTTGTTCATCTGCCGATGGGTTACTAAAGGTAAACGTTGGTTCAGGCTTTTCAGACGCAGAGCGAAAGCAATATTGGGATCCTAGTGTAGTAGGTAAAGTTGTTGCTGTCAAGTTCAATGAAGTTATTGAGTCTGAGGGTAGTGACATTAAACGTTTATTTTTACCAATATTCTTAGAAGTACGTGAAGATAAAACGGAAGCTGATACACTTGCAAAAATTGAGGCAGAGGCTTCAATAAAGGTTAGACCTAAAAGTTAATGTCATTTGCTGCAATGAAAGCAGGGCATGCTCGCCCTCACTTTCAACATAAGAAGTTTAATTTTGAAGAAGTACAGACCATTGAAGGTGATGTAAGGCTGTACCAAACTCCAAAGGGGAATTATCCTTCAATCACTTCTATACTAGGTGTTGACCCAGCAAAGTTTAAGATACTTGAAAAATGGCGCAAACGTTTAGGATACGATGTAGCTGCAAAGGAAACTAAACGTTGTGCTGACCGTGGGACGGCTGTTCATGACTTGATTGAGAAATATGTTAAGAATGTTCCTAACTACGAGGAAGGCCACACTGCTAAAAACATTGGTTTATTCAATCGCAGCAGGAGCGCGGTTAACAAGCTAAATAACGTGGTTGCACAAGAGATACCTCTATACAGCCATGCTCTAAAACTAGCTGGTAGGGTTGATTACATAGGCGAGTATTGCGGTATACCTTCAGTGGTTGATTTTAAAACCTCAACCAAAGAAAAGAAGTATGAATGGATAACAGATTACTTCATTCAAGGAACTGCATACTCATACATGTTCGAGGAAATGTTTGGCTACGCTGTTAAGAACATTGTTGTGTTAATTGTTGTTGAAGGATTAACAGTCCCACAAGTATTTCAAGTTAATAGAGTTGACTATAGAGACCTACTGATTGAGAAGATAAAGTTTTATAGGAGTTTGCATAATGGGTAAAGGTGATAAACGTAGACCAAAACAAATTAGTATGGAAGAGAATGATCTGCGTTTTGAATTAGCGTTTAAGACTAAAGATAACCCAGAACGTAAAGAAGAGATATTGAAAATATTAAATCAAATAGAAGAGGATAAAAAGAAATGAAGAAGATTATATTAGCACTAGCATTATTCATGGTCGCAGGTGCAGCAAACGCGGCATGGTGTAGAGCTGAATCACCTAGTGGTTTTGGTGTGGGTTATGCATTTACAATTCCTGAGGCTTGTGGTATCGCCTTGGCTCAATGCTCAAATAATACACCTTATTGGCAGTATTGCGGTGTAGTTAGTTCAGGTTATTAATAAAACAAAAGAGAGAAAGTAAATGAATGTAAGATATGTTAAGTTAAGTCATGGCGAGGATTTTATCGCCGAGGTTGAAGAGACTGACGAAGGTTATGTTATGACAAACCCTTCAAGTCTTGCACCACACCCAGATCAGCAAGGACAATTTATTTTAGTTCCTTGGGCACCTTATTCAATGGATCGTCAATTTGAATTTGATAAAGATCAAGTGCTGTTTATTAAGAATGCACAGGAAGACATTACCAATGCATTTGCACAAACGTTCGGTGGGATCGTAACACCAAACAAGAAGCTAATCTTGAGTTAGATGGAAACTAATACTTCCTTAATCCCTGTTGGTCGCTTCTGCTATAGCCGTGAGAAGCTTGTAGTAGATGGTAAACGCGTTCTTAAGCGCAAGCCATGTCCATATTGGTCAAAGAGGCCTTATCAACCATCGCAGATGGATGGTTTTTGTGCTTACTTGATGCAAGGCGACTGGCAGGGTAAAGGAAAATTTAATTTATTATGGGATCAGGTTAAAAGTTGTGATATTAACCTGAAGGAAAAATAAACCGTGTATCAGGCCGCCATAAATAATAATATGAATAAACAAATCGTAGATGATATTATAGGATACCCATTATCACAAATTGAACATGACATAGAACACGGCGTTGCTGAATCAGGCTTCTATGCTAATGATCACGAAAAGAGATGGGAGATATGGTACGTTAGTGACGACGGTCTTACGACTGACTTGCTAGGGTTTTGTAACTATAACTTAGGTATTGAGATCAAAGAATATTGGAAGCTTGAGTTTTACCAAAGATGGAATGGATTGAGAAACGACATGCCAGGATGGCCTTGTTAAATTAATTTTATTTTGGAGTCTACAGTATGGGAATGCCCCACGAAGAATATCAGTATATTCGGTTATTAAACGAATTAATATATGACGCACCTTTCAAAGGTGATCGAACAGGAACAGGAACTTATAGTGTATTCACACGTTCATTAAGATTCAAATTAGACGACGGTAAAAACTTTCCGTTACTCACAACAAAAACAACCCACTGGAAATCAATTGTTCACGAACTATTGTGGTTCATCGCTGGCGATACGAATGTTAAGTATTTGCAAGACAACGGTGTGCGTATATGGAATGAATGGGCAGATGAAAATGGTGACTTAGGTCCTGTGTATGGACACCAGTGGAGAAACTTTGGTGGGACAGAACGTATTGTAGATGAGAATCATAATACAATCGCCTATGGGGTTGAGGGTGTGGATCAACTGGCAGAGATCATTGAACGTATTAAGACAAACCCTGAGGATCGTAGGCTGATTGTCAGCGCATGGAATCCACAACAATTGCCAGATATGAGATTACCGCCTTGCCACATGATATTCCAATTCTATTCAAGGGACGGCAAGCTTTCATGCCATATTAACCAAAGATCTTGTGATACCTTCCTTGGGGTGCCATTTAATATCGCTTCTTACGCGCTCTTATTGCTCATGGTTGCTAGGGTAACAGGTCAGGTCGCGGATGAGCTTATATGGACAGGTGGTGACGTACACCTGTACTCTAACCACATAGAACAGGCCAAAACTCAGATGAGTAGGAGGCCATTCCCGTTCCCTTCAGTGGTTATTAATGGCGACATAAACTCAATTGATGATATAAAATTTGACGATATAGAGTTGCAAAATTATCGTCACCATGATACAATAAGGGCTAAGGTGGCAGTATGAATACATATAGAATTACCCGCTTAAATTGTGGGCGTATAGAAAACCATGTTTATGAGGCTATAGATATGAACAGTTTAATGCAATGTTACTTCTGGTCAGATCCAGGTGACATTATTAAAATTGAATTGATTGGAACAACAGATGAAGATATGAATCATATTACTGTCCCACAACCAGGTGAGCCACAACATTAAATTATGAAGAAACTTTTATGGGCTGTACTATTGTTATTGTCGTTCTCGGCTAACTCAGCGGAGTTTGTTGATATGCGGCAAACGAATTGCTTGGCTCTTAATATCTATTTTGAGGCAAGTAATCAAACACCTACAGGTCAGATGGCTGTTGCGTTTGTAACATTGAATAGAGTTAAAACTCATAAATTCCCTGATACAATATGTGACGTTGTCTGGCAGAAGAAGTGGGGTCCTGATAGCCGCCGTTGGGTTGCTCAGTTTTCATGGACGCTTGATGGTAAAGGTGATAGGCCATATAACCATAAGACAGATAAAAACCCACGTTGGGAAACTGCTAAGAAAATTGCAAAAGTTGTGATGAAGTTTAGCGACGTGTTACCTGACCCTTCATTAGGTGCAACTCATTATCATGCAACCTATGTAAACCCAGTATGGGCTAAAGATTCAGTTAAGACCATTCAAATAGGTGATCACATTTTTTATCTATAAAGAGTTGTAGGAATAGAAATAAAGGTATGCTATAATACACATTCAGAAGGTAGAGTATATAACATTAAATCACAAAGGAAAATAGATATGGGTACTGCTCGTAGTAAGCTTGAAACATTGTTCGTAAAACGTAAGACACCAATGACAGTCGTTGACATTGTTAAAAAGACTGGCTTGGAGTTAAAGACAGTAAGAAACAACCTGGCTCATATGGTCACTGAGGACTATACAGGTCCAGTACCATTAGGTTATGTAGAAGGGGCTGGTCGTACAGGCTCTTATCAAAATTGGGAATTCGCCCAGGCGTAAGTAAAGTTCTATAACAATAATAAGGCGGGGTGCAATGCCCCGCCAATATTGTTTTAATTATTGGGAGTCAAAATGTTAATACCATCAAATCCTGCTGACCGCAAGACAATTTCAAATGCAGTTAAAGAAGCTGATAATCATTTAATTATCAAAGACGCTGCGGCTGAAGGAATCAAAGATATCTTTGATAGACTTAAAGATAAGAAAATCGAAATCACAAAAAGACAGTTCAATAAAATGGTAACTGTCTACCACAACCAAAACTTTGCGGAAGAAGTACAAAACGCTGAAGACTTTGCTGACCTATACGAGCAAGTAATGAAATAATGTTTGAATATAACACCTTCAAGGTTCCTAAAACAATTAACAGTAAACATCTTATTGATGCTGTTAATTCCAAGGCAGTGGGTGGTTGGCGGCTTGTTAGTATAAACTCTAACGCGCCTAGTTATAATTTTGTTGTTATGGAACGTAAAATCCCTTGGTGGAAAACTATATTTAAAAGGAAAAAGTAATGCATACGATTACAGTAAAGAAAGATGAACTATTGGCAACAATGCGTGAGAACCGTATCGCTCATGTTGAGGAATTTCAGGACGCAACTGTAGGTTATAAGAAAGAGGTTGTTAATCAACTATCAGACGCACTTGCTAAGGCGGAGACTGGCGAAGTTTATCAAACAAGCTTCTATATCACTGAACCTGCAAGCTTTGAAAAGGACTACGATCAAACTATTGGCATGTTAGAAATGTCCGTTGACGATGAGGTCGAATTAGACGCTAATCAATACAAGCAATGGGTTATGGATGAATGGTCATGGACTGGTAACTTCAAAAACTCTACAGCATTGTACGCAGGTAGGTAATGACTGACAAACCTCTAATACCGTTAACTGATTGGCAGAAGCAACAGAGCGAGATGTATAGTGGTCTGTTGCTTAACAATAACGGCCCAATCCTTAACGGTATTGAGTGTCCTACTTGTGGCTCAGAGTTAATGGACTCTACGCCGTTGCATGTGTTAGCATGTATACCGCCAAAACTAAACGTTCATTGTTCTAGCGAGAAGTGTGACTATATAGGATACAGGTATAAATGACAAATATTGTAGAACAGTTAAAGATTGAGCAAGGTGAGATTCAAGTTAAGATCAATAAAATTCAAGAGGCTTGTTCACACCCTGAAGATGCTGTTGATAAAGTTCCTGGCTCAAGTACAGGCAGCCCAATGGAGCGAGATGAATATTGGTATAATATCACATGCAATTTATGCCTTAAGAAGTGGAGAGAAGACCAGTAGTGAAAATTAAAATCGGAAAACATGTAAGATGGGTAGGGCCTTATCAAATTGTTGATTGGTTCAAGCCCGTCTTTGGTGAAGAGCGTATTGAGAAGTTTACCGATGGGAAACTATTTGAAAAGGTAACGGATGTAATACAACCGTTCTTTGAGTGGGTTCATCGCTTTCAAAAGCGCAAGATTGATATTCATATTGACAGTTACGATGTATGGAACATGGATCATACACTGGCAATGATAATCCTCCCTATGCTCGTAAAGTTACAAGCTAATAAGAATGGAAGCCCGTTGGTTGAAGATGAAGACATTCCTGAAGAGTTAAGCATCCGTAGTACCGATGCTCCAAAATGTGAAGATTGGGAAACAGATGATAATGTTCACAAACGTTGGGCTTGGGTTATGGATGAAATGATTTGGACGTTTACACAACTTGTAGATGAAGATGGTGATAGACAATTTTTCAAATCCACTCCTTATGATAAGGAAGGCTATGAGAAATACCATAAACGTATCAATGAAGGATTGATGTTGTTTGGAAAATACTACAGAGGATTATGGGACTAATTATGGAATACTTACAATACTGGCCTGAATATTGTGTCATCGCATTATTATTTTATGTGACCGCATTAATAGCTGAAGATGTTGACAAATGGCAAGAAGCAGGTTGGTTTTTATTATCCGCTTCCGTGTGGCCTTTAATTGTTTGCAACAGAATTTTATACGGATCTGAAAAATGAGAACCTGTCACTTAACACACTACGACTTAGACGCTGTTGTATCAACCATATTTGCAAAGAAGGCATTCCCTGAAATTGAAATTTCAAAATGTGGTGGATATGGTAAGGTTGGTAAAAACTTAAAACTACTTAAGGAAACAGGTTGTGAAAGACTTGTTGTTACTGACTTGAATCTAACAGGTCCTCAAATGGATGATGCATTAGAGCATTTTGAAGAAGTGCATTACTTCGACCACCACATAGAGTCTGAAAACTTTATAGGGATGGATCACCCATCATTACATTTTAACTACTCAAGCAAGATGTCTGCATCGGCCATGCTCTACTTGTATTGGCTTGAAGGTGGCGGCTTAGATGGTAAGGGTGGGTCAAACAAAGCTTTAAGTCATCTTGCCATGTATACAGACGTCTATGATATGTGGAGAGTTAAAGATGACAAGTTTGGCATAGGCTATCAGCTTAACGACTTGTTTTGGCATTACAGTTTCTTCGGCTTTGAGCCAAAATTTAAGGACGGCTTCCCTGGATTCACTGAGGAAGAAGTACGCTTATTGAAGATTAAGAAGCAAGCCCGTTTAGACATCATTGAAGAGTCACCACAACATTGGGTTAACGAGGAATCGTTTGTTATCCTGTTGACTAACAGAGACGCAATTAACGATGTACAGTTTGAACGAGATGCTGTATTCTACTTCATACTTACACACAACGGTGACGGTTACAGTTGTTCATTCCGTGCCAAGACTGAAGACCCTGATGTTAATATTAATGATGTATTGAAATCAACACAAAAACGCTTCCCTGATATAATGATGAACGGTGGTGGACATCATAAGGCTGGCGGTGCTCAATTTGATCCAGCTATGTCAGTTCAACAGGTCATAAACTTCATTGAAGATAAAATCGAACCAAAGCTTAACAAGGCTAAAAAATGAAAATTAAAAACATTGTAGATTTATTGATTGGTGAAATGCATCTTGGGTCACCAGGAAACAAATACGCCGTGGTGCTTAACAATAAGCTAATGAGGAACAACGTTCAAATAGCCTTCAGGAAACATATACTACATGACCTTGAGGGTTGGAGAAGTTTCAGTACAATAAAGAATAAGATTTGGGTGAACGTTAATAAAGAAACTGTCAAGAGAAAGAATGAATTAACATTTAGCTTTCACTCAGCAGATGATCTTGAGGGTGAAGATGTTAAGTGTGATAGAGTATTCATGGACGTGTTATCTTCACAGGAAGTATTACCGTGGAAGCTTGAAACTGACGACATGATTTTATTGAGGTAATTATGATAGCAAAGAAAGAAGAGCCAAAGAAACTAAAGAGTAAAGAGTTTTCACAGGAAGTAGAGATACTTGCTGCACGAAGCGGTATTACTTTCCTTGATGCATTAGACCATTGTTGCACATCTAATAATATTGACCATGCAGCCGTAGGTCCACTGATCACAAAAAATTTAAAAGAGAAGATTGCTAAGGAAGCAGAGCAATTAAACCTTATCCCTAAGACTAGTAGACTACCACTACAAAAATGAACGCCTTCGAGGTATATGAAAAGTATCTAGCTCTCAAAGGTCATTTTGCTGGCAGGTATGATTACAACAAATACAAAGGGAAAGTAAATGTTAAGGTGTCAACATTTGAGAAGCGCCGTGATAAGTATTATTTTAAGAAAGTAGCAAAGCAGTATAATAGTAATGAGGTTGTACCCTTCCTGCTGTCAAACTTTGTAGACAATGAGGATGCATGGATTGGCGAGTTAGCCAATAACCAAGACAGTGATAAGATATTCCTACAGTGGAAAAAACGCACTGAGGGTATGACATACCTATTTAAAGAAGAATTCAAAAAGACATTGAACTTTTTAAGCACTGAGAATTTGACGTTTTCAGATATGTTCAAAGTTGAAGGTGCGAACCATCCGTTGCTCTTTGTCCTTCTAATGCAGAAGGAATTGAGCATTGAGACATTCATCATTATGAATGAGGTCCTTGGGTTCATCAAGATATTCGATGGGAAATTAAAGCATGATATAGTGTGGGAAAGTTGGAGTGAGAAGTGTAAACATTATAGGAAGTTCCTTGAAATAGATGAAAAGAATTTCAAAGAACTGATGGTTTCCATTATAAATAGTAGTAAGCAAAAATAGTACCCGCTGTTTTCGTGGCTATTATAATGGGACCTTGAAGGGAATATAAAACAACCACAAAATACTCGTAATGATCGAGATTAATAGGAGAAGTAAAATGTCTAATTCATTTAGTGCAATGAAGAAATCAAAATCCAGCTATGAAGATTTAGCTGAAAAACTCGAAAAAACCAAATCCAATAAAAACTATACCGAAGACGAACGCTTTTATTACCCAGAGCGTGATAAGGCTAAGAATGGCTTTGCCATTATTAGGTTCTTGCCTGCGCCTGATGGTGAGGAATTGCCATGGGTTAAGCGTTATTCACACGGATTTAAAGACGTTGGCGGTTGGTACATTGAAGAATGTGCTACTACAATCGGTGAAGAGTGCCCAGTTTGTAAGGCTAACAGTTTGTTAGTTAGTGAACATGGCTCTTGGAATGATACACCAGCGCCTGTAAAAGCAATTGTCCGTGCTCGTAAGAGAAAGCTTCAATACTACGCGAACATTTATGTTGTTCAAGATAGTAAGAATCCTGAAAATGAAGGACAAGTACGTTTGTTCAAGTTTGGGATGAAGATTTTTGATAAGCTTATGTCAGCAGTTAAGCCTGAGTTTGAAGATGAGTCACCAATTGATCCGTTTGATTTGTGGTCAGGTGCAAACTTCAAATTGAAGATCCGTGTTGTTGATAAGATGACTAACTATGATAGCTCTGAGTTTGAGGCAACTTCACAATTGCTTCCTACTGATAAGGAACTTGAAGCAGTATGGAAATCACAACATTCATTAACTAAGTTCGTTGAGAAAGATCAGTACAAAGAATACAACGAACTTGAAAAACGTAGAGCTCGTGTAGTTGGCGGAACTGTTAATGAAGACACTGCAGAGGATCGTACTGAAGACGCCGCATCCGTTGGCAATTCAGCACAGGATAAGTTTGGTGGTGATAATGATGCAAAAACTGAAGAAGTTTCAGGTAGTAGTGATACTGCAGAAGCTGGAGCAGATGGTGATGATACAATGTCATACTTTCAAGAGTTAGCTGATCAAGACTAGAAAGTAAGTTATTGACTTTATCAGAGGTTATGATAAAGAACGAAAAGAGGCTATAGAAATATAGCCTCTTTTTTTATGTTCCTTGAGGAACGTATTTGTTGCGAGCGCTAGGAGGAGCCATAAGCTGATTAGTGGTATTAGAGCTCGTTGAAATAGCATTGATTGTATTGCCGCCGCTTTCTTGTTTTGCGTTGCCTTTCAATTCACTATTATCTTTAGCAATATTATTAGCTACATCTGTTGTACCTTGTCCACCCGCGTCTGGTGTTACTGCGGTGTCTAATGACAGTGAAGATGATAGTTTCTCTTTGAGTGAGTCACCTCCAGGCAACCATGAAGGAATCATATTGATAATTAATTCCTTAGCCCCATTTAGTATTCCTGTGAACACACTACCTATCTTATCACTAATGCCTGGGAACACACTTTCAATCTTACTCCATAAAAATCTTATAGGGCCTGTCATTATATCAAACATCTTTGCGCCCATACCAACTATTGTATCTATTGTCTCACCTATGATAGGATTATCAGTTAAGAAACCTTTCACTACGTCTACAAGACCATCAAACACATCTCCAAGAGAAGTGAATATCATAAACATTTTATCAGAGATCCATGCAGTTATCTGAGCAAACTTTTCCTTGTCAATAAGACCAAATGATAGGAACTCAACTATGCCCGCACCGAAGGCTTTGATTGCTTCTACAATAGAGCCAGTTTCCTTCCATGCTTTAAAGCCGTCTAGTATACCATTAAACAACGAGCCAACAATTGCAAGTGGTAAGAATACTTTTGTTAATACTTTTAAGAACAGTGGACCTATTGCAGCAAAGAAGCCGCCAATCATTGATTTAAGACCACCTAATAATTTTGTTATTCCTAAGAATCCTAATAAGCCACCGCTACCAGTTTCATCTTCAATATCTTCATCAGAGCCACCCTTACCACCTGCTTTAGCTGCCTTGTTTGCACGAGCAAGTTCTTCACGGCGATTTTGTTCGGCGTTAGCTTCACCTTCAATCATTGCTTCGTGCATACCTTCAGTTGCTTCCTTAATAGGGCTTAAGTCCATACTAAGTTGTTCAGGTATCTTCTCTATCAAGTCTTGATTTTGTTCCGCTGTACTATTGTCACTGATTTCCTTTTCAGGCTCTTGACTTTCAGTAAGCATATCTCCACTTGATTCCTCTTTGTCAGGATCCTCTTTAGTAGCGGCAGCGAGTAACTCTGCTCTTGATTCCTCAATACGCTCAAGGTTTTGAGTCTCTAATGCTTTCTTATCTTTGTTACGATCCTTAAATATTTCAATAACCTTACCAGCACCAACCGCAAGGATTGGACTATCAGCAAGGACACCAGCTATAACACCGCCGATGCTATCTATGTTATTGATTAAACCATCACCTATTCGTTGTGATAATTTTGTATTTTCTTGTGTGGTTGATTTTAAGCTCTTAAGATGTGCTGCAACAATTTTCCTATTGCCTTGGTCTTTCTCTGCTACCAATGCTTTCTCAAGTGCTTCAATCTCTTTGATTGATTTCTTTTGATCACCTCTTGAAGCTTTCCTACTGTCAGCAGCTATCGTCGCCGCTCGCTCCAATATACCTTTTGAAAGGTCAGACATACCTTCACCACTCTCATCAAGAGACTTCCTCATCTCTTCCAAGGCTTTGGTATATTCTATTTGGTTAGCTTGAGAGAACTTTTCAATCAGTTTCTCAAAATCGTTATTTTCGGCCATTAGTTAACTCTTCCTTTTCTTTTTGTAGATGTCCTATCAACATATCTATATAAACGTCTCTTTCAAATGGTATCATACTCTCGATAGACTCAAGACTGAAACCATGACTATAGAATAAATCGAAATTGGTCTTATAGAAGTTAACGATACTATCGCCACCCAGCCCTATCCGAAAAAATTCTGTAATCCCTCCAACTTAATCTTTTTCTTATAGCCACATGCCTTACACTTGAATGGAGCTTCCACTGTAACTTTAGGCATTGTATCAAAGAAAGTTTTAATCTTTTCAACTTGTTTCTCAGTCAAGTTATCAAGGAAGTCTATAACTTCCTGTGGTGATTGATCCTTAGTTAAAAATACTTTATCCTGTGTATACACGGATTCGATAAACCCTGCCATTAACGTAACACCATCTTCGGCTGAGTTCTCTTTTAGCTTATCAAGATCAAAGTCATCTAACATGCCAAGCTGAGGGTATCTCATAACAACGCCTATATCATCATTAAGCATTATCTTTGAAGTGTGCTTCTTATCCTCAACAACCTTAACCTTTTCAAGATCAATGGTCACCTTATTACTTGTGTTACACGCTGTCTCAGCAGGAATAACATCATCCACTTTAACCATGTTCTTACATTTATAATTTGCAGTGACAACCTCACCTTTAGACTTCATACGCAAGTGAACAAATATCCACTCAATGTCTATGATAGGTAATGTCTCAACATTCAATGAGCCGAAGGTACATGCATCGACAATAGATGTGATTGCATTTATAACTTCTTGAGTTTCATTATTCTTTAAACCCTCAAGAGCCATTAGTAATACTTTCTCTTCCTTAACATAAAATGGTCTATATTTAATTTTTTTGTTACTTGATGGAAGCGTTAGACTGTATTTGCTTGTATTTACAACAGGTAAAGCCATGATGATTAACCTCTATAATTTATTAGAAAAAGTTATTAACAGCACTACTTATGCTATTAACTGCCGCTCCTTCGTCAATAAAGCTTGGGGCTAAATCATTAATGAATGACTCGGCTCCACCTATACCAGGGATCTTCTCCCAGTTCCTATATGTGAACGTAACGCCGAAGGTTTCAATCGTATCTACTTGATCGTAACCTAATGTTATTTCACTAAGGGTAGTAGGGTATGCTTCTAATAGTTTCACTCCATGAACTATTTTACCCGCATTATCGTACTGCATGATTACTATATATGACGTATAGTTTTCGTAGTATTCAAAATTCTTTGTTTCTTGGTCAAACGTGTTATGTATCCATGCATCAAAATAATTTCTTATATTAAATTCACTATCACTATAAAAACCTAATGATGCTTCCGTATAAATCAAATCATTAGGCATCTTACGTATAGGTCCTGCTGTACGTTGTTCGCTTGTGCCTATTGACAGCGCAGGAAATGCCGCTTGGTGACAGTTAAGCTCTATGTCTTTCATCTTGGTAGTAAGAAGGTTAGTCAGCATTACATAAGGAATACCAAACTGCACCCAATACCTATTAGGACGAGCATAATCCTTTACGAGACCTTTCATTGCGGTTATGTTTAATGACATTAGCTATACATCCTTCTACTTAATTGATAAACCTTATTGTTACTAGAGCCAACAAACCTTGCCGTTGGTAGGAATACAGCATTTTCCCAATCCGATGCAGGTATAAGAGCAAACTTTGTTTTCATGTGACTGTATAAATAATTTTTAATTGTTGGTTGGAACTCTTTATATTTAGCAACGCCCTTAAGGAGGCTATACGTTACACGGAGTCTTGTTGTTTCATCCATCTTCTTATTTGTTGCAAAGGCCATAAGCTTGTTAAGTAATAACAACCTAACCTTAGGCTGTAAGTAATGCAAGTTTAGTCCTTGAAACCCTGAGCCTGTTCGATCAATAACAATAACAAGAGGGTTCCTATCATAATAAGGCAATACAGTTTTAAGCTTAGGGCTATATACGAAGTGATACATCCTTCCTAACAAAGGCTTTGACTTGATAAGGCTTTTGTCAACCTTACCACCATTAATTTTATTTTTAAGCCATTCCTTAGAGCGTCTTGAGTTGCGAGCAACACTGTCCTTCTTAATACCGCTTAAATTGTCAACAATTGAATCTGCCACGTTTAAAATATCCTATTCTTTGATGGGAAAAACTTCTTATCCTTCCATACACCTCTTTCCGTCAATACCATGAACTCCATATTGTGTAAGTCTGCAAACTTACGAGCATGGAACCATTTTGCTTGATTGACACCATATGTCTTAACTTCATTTATGAAGCGGCGCGTCTTACGCTGCCTTTTCTTAGGTTCAATTGATTGAGCATAAGGCTTAACTTCAATTAGTTGTTGTACTATGTTGCCTTGCTTATCTTGCATCTCTGCCCAAAAGTCAATATGGTATCTGTGTATCCTATTGTCTACTGGACTCACATAAGGAATGATATACTCCTCAGAGTTCCATTGCAACACATTAGATGATGAGTCAAGCCGTTTCATCACCTTCAATTCCCATAATGATCTATAGGTGACGCTGTTCACATCACCTCGGTATTTGCTCCTATTCTTTACAACGTACTTTCCCTTATATGACATCTATTAATCCTTTTAAAAGTATGCCATAATATTTATATAAATATTATAGGTACAAATAAGATATTAACAGGACAAATCATGGCATCTTTCATAAAAGACATTAATTTATCAAGCCTAACGGCCAAAATACAGCCTGAATCATTTGGATTGATCAGAAACAACGCCGATCTGAGTAGGGCGGTCAATCTTGTTGCTGGTATTATTGACAGCGACTATCTGAGTAATGGCAAACTGACCAAGAAGGATAAAACACCAACCGAATTAAAATATCCAATAGATATTGTAGCCAACAAAGAACACGACACATATATGAAGTTTTCGGCTGTAGAGGAAAGGCACCAAACTCCATCAGGAAAAGATAAAGACGGTACTGAGGTTAAATCAGTATTATCACCTCAAACAACAATCTTATTATATAACCCAGGTCAATTAGCAATCAGCTATGAAAAGAGATGGGCTCAAGAGGAGTTAGGTGTTGCTGGCGGTATAAACACCCAAGGCGGAGTTATGGAGGCTATCAAGTCAGGTGTTAGTCAACTCGTAGGCAGGGGTGAGGACTCAATTGCAAGATCAGCATCCTCAGGAACTGGACTAAACTTATCAGGCGCATTAGAGCACACAAGACAATCAGTTGTCAACCCTAACTTGAAATTACTCTTCAAGGGAATCAACATGAGGACATTTCAATTTTCATTCATGTTCTCTCCTCGTAGTGAGGCGGAGGTGTTACAATCTCTTGCAATTGTAAAATCATTTAAGTATTATTCAGCCCCGTGGATTGAAGGTCCGTTTCATCATTACCCTGCCTTATTCAATATTCAATTAATGAAACGCCCAGCAACAGGTGGCGCCGTTGAGAACCTATTCAAGTATAAGAAGGCGGCATGTACATCTGTTACCGTAGACTATGCGCCAAATAGCATATGGGCAACATTTAAAGACGGCACACCAGTTTCATTCCGTATGGACTTATCATTTACTGAAACAGATGTTGTGACACGTAAAGACATTGCCCCACGTAATGAAACAGAAGTAGGAGCATAACGTATGCCATTTTTCAGCAAATTCCCAACGCTTGTATATAAAGATCATCTTGTAACTGATATAACACGGTCAATAAAGGTTAAGAACTTTGTTAAAAACAATATTTCATTGTTTGAGCCTTATCGTGTTAAAGACGGTGAGACACCAGAGTCACTTGCATATGATTTTTATGGTGATGCAGAGAAGCATTGGATAATCCTTGCAACAAACAATATCATTGATCCATTCTTTGACTGGGTTATGGCCGACAATCTCATTGCTAAATATACAACAAAGAAGTATGGTGTAGGTAATGAATATGTAGAGCACCACTCTACCCTTGATGGGCTTATTGTTGAATCAGGCACACCAGGCTCAAACATTATCACAAACCTTGATCACGAGTTAGAAAGTAATGAGGCTAAGCGCGTCATTAAAATCGTCAAGAGACAATACGTAGAAAAGATTGAGAACGAGTTCATATCAAAAATAAAGGTCTAATTCATGGCTGAAACTAAACGCATACACCACCCAGGGAAGTATAAGATCAAAGAACTTGATTTGACGTCTACTCTCAACGGTAAAGACAAAGACATTATCAATATCTTCGAAGAGATAGTAATATACGAAGATATATTTTCAAATACCATGCACGGCCACGTTGTTATACAAGAAGCCGTTGGTCTTATTGAGGGCTTCCCTATCATAGGTGACGAACAGCTCTATATTAAATTCACACCGTCAGACAATGGTGACTTCGTAGAGTTCAGCAAAGTTCTTGAGGTGTACTCAGTAACAGACATTGTGGCAATCAGTCAAGACGTTAGACAATATGTACTCCACTTCGTGACACCAGAATTCACAAAGAATAAGAACAACCGTATATCAAAGGCATATAGCGGCTACACATCAGACATCGTACGGAAGATATTGCTTGATACGATGCACATTGACCCAGACTTTGTTCATGTTGAATCAACTAAGCATACAAGACAATTGGTTATTCCTAATTGGAACCCATTCAAGGCCATCAAATACCTTGCCGAAACGTCCCTAAGCGGTAAGTATAGCACGCCTGATATGCTTTTCTATGAGAACTGCCAAGGGTTCAATTTCAGGTCAATAGCTGATATGATGTCGCAAGAGGCTAAGGAAGTCCTGAAGATAGAGCCTGATAACATCGACCCTACATCATTAGACGGTGCTCGTATCCGCGCTCTAAAGACCGAGAAGATGTATGACGTTCAAGAGAATATGTCAAACGGCATGTATGGCTCTCAGTTAATCACTCACGATATAATCAATAAGTCTTATGCCAAGACCAACTTTGAATATACTGAATCATTTGATGATATGCCTCATGTCGACGGATCATCATCTGCACCATTAAACGATAATACAGGTGTCGCCATAAATAAAGTCTTTTTGACAGGTATCAATTATGGAGGCTCAGAGCATGTACAGGAATTCCTCCAATCACGTTATTCTAGGATGAGCCAGGTTAATAATTATATTCAGCTAGTGACCGTACCAGGATCAACAAATCGTACAATAGGCGATATTGTGACACTAAACGTTAGATCAACATTAGTAGCGAATGACGGCTCACAACATGACAAATATCTATCAGGCAATTACCTTATCACGAATATTAAGCACGTCTTATTAAAAGACTCATATGAACAGACATTAGAGTTACACAAAGATTGTTTCAAAGAAGAATTGGAGAGTTTATCATAATGACAACCGCAACAGAATATATGGGAATGGGTATGCACTGGTGGACAGGCGTAGTCGAAGACCGTAAGGATCCATTAAAGCTAGGACGCGTCCGTGTGCGTATATTAGGACTTCACTCAGAGCAACGTATTGAAGACGACATTAATGGCGTAGGTATTCCTGTTGATCAGCTTCCGTGGGCATTCCCGTTACAAGGTGTCAATTCAGCAGGCATGAATGGTATAGGTCAATCTCCTTTAGGCTTTGTTGAAGGCTCATGGGTTGTGGGGATATCAAGAGACGGTGATGCATACCAAGATCTTATTGTATTAGGCTCACTCGGTGGCATACCAGCGAACGCACCCATACAAGACGGATTTAATGACCCAAACCTTGTATACCCTAAAGTTGATTTCCTTGATGAGCCAGATACCAATCGTCTTGCGCGTAATGAAAAGATTGAAGAAACCGTTGTACAAACTAAATTAGATTCCGTTAATAAAGGTATTCCGAAGGCTCAAAGTGGTGAATGGGATGAGCCAGATACCCCTTATGCGCCTGAATACCCGTTCAATCATGTAAATGAATCTGAATCAGGCCATATATCCGAGGTTGATGATACACCAGAACACGAACGCCTTCACACTTATCATAAGGCAGGTACATTCGAGGAAATCCATCCTGACGGCTCAAAGGTTACCAAAATCGTAGGTGATGATTGGAATATATACCTAAAAGACAAATCAGTATACATAGCAGGAAACTTATCTATCACTATTGATGGTAATGCAGAGTTATACGTTAAGGGAGACTCAGACCTCAAGGTTGATGGTAATGTCGTACAGAATATAGCAGGTAACGTCACTCAGAACATATCTGGCAACGTTTCACAAGACATTGATGGTAACGTATCAGAACATGTAGCAGGTTCAGCGGATATCAATATTGACGGTAATACAACGGTCGTGTGTCCTAATACGCATGTGACAGGAGACGTAACAACTAAGGGCAATGTAACCCTTGATGAAGGAAGTGGAAAAATTGTTACCACAGAACATATCTGTGCATTTACAGGCGCACCCCACATAGATGGTTCCTCATCTTGTAAAGCTAAGAAGTAATTATAGTCTAGGACTAAGACATCATGCCAAACCCAGGTCAAGCTTCAATAAAAGCAATAATCATTAGTACACCACTCTCGGTAAAAGGCTTTAATACAACATTCGTAGATGGTATATTCACTAACCAATTAGCACAAGGAATATCAGATGGTTGGGGATCATTATATCCTACTACACCTAGTACATGTGAGAATGGAATAGACGCCGCTTTATCATCATTTATTAATAGTGGTTGGGAAGGTCAAGATTATATACG